TCCGGCACAATCTCGCCCTCGTTCACCTGGCAGAAGAAGTGCGTCTGCTTTTTGTCCCACACCTGAATGCGCTTGATGGCTTTGTTGTCCTTGCCGATGCGGTCGATGTACCAGTAGATGACGTACTCGCAGCCGTCGTCCGTATCCTTCGCCCGCACTTCCACCACGCCGAGGCCGTCCGCCGCCTGAAAGCGCGTGCGGCCGTCCGCATCCTTGTAGGCGTACATGTACTCGAAGCCCTTCGCCACCGCGCCCGTGACGACCTCGTAGAGTTCAGCGGTGAAATCCTCGTCGAAATAATCTTCGAGCGCCGCTTGAAGTTCCGGAATGTCCGACCGCACGAACGCTTCCTGCCCGGACAGCATGTACTGCGCCTCTTGGTCTACCAGCTCGGTGAAGAACGGGTGGCTGATTTTGATGTTCGAGCGGTTCTTGTCCTCCTGCGGCGTGCCGTCGGCGTTGATGAAGAACAGGCGGTAATTGCGGATGTCGTGGTCGCCCTCGTAGTAGCGCTGACCCTGCCGCGCAAGCCGCTTGCGGGTGGATGCGCTGTCGCTGTCGATGAATGTGCGAATTTCCGCAGGGGATAACATAGGGATGCGCCTCCTTGGTGGTGAATTGAGGGTTCAAAAAAAGCACCGTGCGCGTGCAGGGTGCTTTTAGCGAATTTCTTCGATTGTTTTCTTCTGGGCGGAACGCTATCATTCCGCCGCTTTCCTGTGCCTGTAGGTTGCCGCCAGCCCCGACACGCCGCTTGCGCTGATGACGGTCGTCGGGGCGTAGGTAGTCAGCGCCTTGTATGCGGCGACTTCGTCCGCAGAAATGTCGGTTTCCACCGGTGTAGCAAGCGCAGCCCAAATAAAAACGTCATTCTCGTCCAAAAACTGCTTAAAGTCATCGAGGGTCGTCGTGCCTTTTTCGGCGAATGCAAAGCCGACAAGGTTATTATGATTGGCAATCGCCCCGCCGACCGTTTCAGAGCCAAGAGCGGTGGAAAAGTGCGTGCAGAGCACGTTCGACGTGTATGTGCCGTTGAACCAAGCGAAGTAGCGGTCAACCTCGCGCCCTGCCGTCTGCCAATTGAGCGACGATGTTACCTTGATTTTCCGGATACGCTGCACCCGCACCCCACGCGCCAAATCCACCTCATCGCAAACCCACTGCTGCCCGTTCTCGTCCGTGTAGTTCCCGCCGGAGGAAACCGGGATGCCCGGCAGCGCGTTCGGCGTTTGCAGCGTCAGCGTCTTCGAATTGTTCGCGCCGTCCGACACCGTGACCGTCACCATTCCGCCGTCACCCGCGCTGGCAATCGGCAAGGGCGCAGTCGGGAGCGGCG